AGAAACCCTTGCCCCTCATAGAGATCAATGATCCGCTGACGGTCTTTGAGCAGCGCGCTCTCGACATCGAGCGCATCCTGCAATCGTTTGACGTCGCGCTCAATCCCTGAAAGTGCCTCTGCGCGGTTGGCGTCGCTTGCCGCGTTGTACTGCAGGGTGGGACGCTGCGGCTTATCGCCCTGCGGGCTGACACCTGCCTGCGCATTGCGGCGCATCTCCTCAAAGCGCTGGGTCACCGCATCAGCAAGCAGCGGCATGTTCCAGAGATCGACGTAGTTGCGGTTAGCCTGTTCGACGATTTGGTTGCGCTTATCGAGTGCCTCACGCAGTGCCTTGCGGTTGCTCTCCATCACAAGGCCTGGCAAGGCGCCACGGGCGATGAATCCACCGGCCAGCTCAATGTCGGCCCAAACCGCCTGAAAGCTCCCGACGATCGCCTTGATACCCTGAAAGATAGCCCGCAGGCTGTCCACGAGCACGGCAACCGCATAGGCCGATGTTTCTGCCCATTTGGCAAGCGTCCCATCGTCGCGCAGCCGACTGATGCCAGCAACCGCGTTATCAGTCCCAAGCAGTATCTTCTTGAGTTCCTCGGCCAGCACCGAAAACGCCGGAATGGCGCTTGTCACCAGGGTCTGGGAGACAAAGCTGCTCTCAGCTCGCATCCGCGCCATAGCCTTGGACGCCTTGTCAGCCTCCTCGATCTGCTGCGCGGTAAGCCTGATGTTGAGGTTCTGGTTTTCCGCAAGGTCCTTCAAGAAAGGCAACATCGAGGCACCAGACTTGCCGAAGAGGTCCATGGCAAGGGCCGTTTTGCCTGCACCATCCTCGAACTGGGCAAGTTTCAAAGCGACATCGTTGATCACCTCTGCCGGATCGCGCAGATTCCCGCCAGAGTCCTTGGCAGTGATTCCAAGGAACTGCAGTGCCTTGCTGGCATCCGCCCCCTCGTCATCCACGCCGGCAAGGGCCTTAGAGAGTTTGGAGAGATTGGTGCCAATCGTCTCCATGGCGGTGCTGGAGATCGTCGCAACGGGGGCCAGCCCTGACAAGGCCGAGGTGCTCGCTCCGGTCTGCTCGGACAACTGCTGTAAAACTGCCGTTGCCTCAATCGTCCGGTCAATGAAGTCGCGCAAGGCGCCAACCGAGGCAGCACCGATCGCTACCGCAAAAGCGGTTTTGGCCACCGTTGCGACCTGCTGGAGCGAGGTCTTCATGTCGTTGGCATGGCGATCCAGAAGGCGCGCGGTGCGCCCGAGATCAGCCCGAAACTCAGACGTCTCGGCCGAGAGCTTGACAACGAGAGAGCCGAGGTCAGCCATGCTTTTTCACTTTGTGGGCAAAAAGTGCCTTGAATCGGGCCACATTCAGGCGGGCATCGTCACGGCGCTCTTCCCGTTCCACGAAGGGCATGAAGTCTTCCGGCGAAAACGCACGGGCGTGTTTGGCCCTGTTGGCGTTCGCAAAGGTTGAAGCAATCACACCGCTTCTGAGATCGGCACGCATGTCGCCAAAAGGCTCGATTTGGTAGAAGGCCATCCACTCGGTGAGTTCGTCCGAGCCGATGCGGGCGAGCAGCTCGCGCACCGGCATCCCCAGCGCAAGCGCCATGCGAAAGACGAACCGTCGGGTGGGGTTGGCCTTTAGGCCTTTTTTGCGGCTGCCGCCTGCTCGGTACCGATGCCGTTTAGCCGCTGGGCCACCGCAAAGACACGATCGAGCGCCCGGGCGCTCTTGCGGCCCAGGGCAGCAATCTCGCTATCTTCAAAAAGGCGTGCACCGCTCTCATCACACAGGGTGAGCGCAACGAGCCGGGCTCGGACGTTTTCCATGCGACCGTCCCGCTCACCCTCGCGGGCGATGAGACTGGTCTCAAAGGCATCGCGATCGGTACCGCTCATCGTGCGCACGTACACATCGCCACCCCATTCGGGGACATGCACGGTTTCGCGCGGCAGGTCGTCAGCAGCCAGGATGGCGTCTTTGGAAAGAATATTCATGCGCTTTATGCCTCCGTAATGTCGCCATCGATTTCAATCGTGACGCTGGCCTCAACCACCGCATCCACGCCGCCTTGGACGCTGAACTGCGTCACATAGCCGTAGAAGGTCCAGGTCGCGGCCGGCGTGGTGTCGGTAAAGGTGATCTTGAATTGCCGGCGGGTGCGATTCGCGCGGTCAGTGCGCAGCCCCTGGTGGACGGCGTCATCCGGGTTGAAGTGCAACGACAGCGAGAGCTGACCTTCATCGCGAAGACCCACCCGCTTTTCCTTGGCAGTCGAGGCCAGATTGGTGACGTCAATGACCGATGCCTGGCCGCCGGGTCCTTGGAAGGACACGACGTTGGGGATGGTCTCAAAGGTGGTGGCGCCGAATCGGGCAATGGTGATGCCCTGCGCGGTGATCGCAGTACTAGGCATGAAAGGCCTCCAGGTGGGTTTTGAAAAAGGACCGTACGACCACCGTTACCGGTAGTAGGTGAAGTCCACAGAAATCCGGTAGATGCCGGCTTGAGGGTCGAAATCGGTCAGGCCCATACGTACATCGGCCACGGTGTTGATGTCAGAGAGCAAGGCCGTGAGCACCTGGTCTTGCAACTGTTCGCAGACTGCGAGCGTTCGGGCATAGGCATCCACCTGCACCCGGGAGCGCCTGAGCGGATTGGGGCCGTCAAGTGCGATGACCCGTTCCTCATCGATGGGCGTGTACACCAGCGTCGGGTACTGAGCGCCCTGGGGAGCTACGACTGCATACACCTGACCGCCCGCCAACTGCTTGATGGCGTCGTAAAAGTCCTGCATGGCTAGCGTCCATTCAAGGCTTTGGCCTCGATCTCGATTCGCTCAGTCAGCCGCTCTTTGATGGCGTCGACTGCCTCTCGTCTGCGGGACTCAAGCGCCGGGCGCAGGAAAGGTCGCGCAGCCATCTTGCGGGTGCCAAACTCCAGAAACCGCCAGTACCAGGCGTCTTGCGACAGGTTGCCGCGCTTGCCCTGATTGCGATACTTTTTGCCATGGCGTACCAGCACATAGAAGGTCTGGCGGCCTCCACCGGAAAGCTCACGGATGTGTTTCATGATCACCGAGCGTTTGAGCGTTCCGGGTGGCGGTTGCTTGGGGCCAAGCGACTGAGCCGCTTTGGGTGCCCGGGAGCGCGCCTCATCGCGGATCACCTTTGCACCGGCGTAGACCGAGGCTCGCAGCCCCCGGTTTGCGATGCGTTGGGGAAGTTCCCGAAGTGCGCGATCGAGTTGCGCCAGGCCCTCGATGCGTACGGTTTGAACCCTAGCCATCTCGAAGTCCTTCGCTTGCCAAGAGGATGATGGCGACATTGGCCTCATCGTCATTGAGTGCTGCGTGAATGGAAAAAATCCGGCCTCGAAAGAGCACACGCATCCGTGCAACGACCTGAGGATCATCGAGATCAGATCGGTAGCGAACCGTGATCTGATGCGTCACCTCCGCTGCCACCCGGTCTGCAATCCGAGCTTCCCGTCCCGAAAGTGGCTGGATGTCTGCCCAGACGGTTGCCACATCTGCCCAGACTTGAGTCGGAGCCCCGAGAGCATCCTTGACGGTTGTGGGCTGCTGAATGCGCACGCGGTGATTCAGTTGCCCGGCGCTGATGACGCTCATACGAGGCTCACCTTGAAGCCGTCGAGCAGGCCGTCCACAAAGGGCAAGGGATCAATGCGACCGCGGGTGAGCACCGACATCTCTTCCCGATGCCCGTAGAGACTTCCCACCCGCAACTTGATCCAGCTTTTGAGCCCCTCGGGCACTGCACTGGCAGCGCCGTAGCCCGCATCAAAGGTGACTGAAACAGCCCCCATCTGAGGCAAGGCGGGCGGCCAAGTCTTTCCAAACACTGGCGTTAGGCGTGCCGGCTCGCAGGCCACATCGAGCACAGAGTCACCGGCTGGCATCACCTGCGTGGCGCCATTCATGTCCAGATACTCGATGCTCACCACCGCCTGTACCGGGCATTTGGCGAGAAGGATCGCGTGACCCGGCAAGCTAAACGATGCGCCGGTGGCAGATTGCATCAGTGACGGCCCTGGAAAGGCATCGAGCACCAGCTTCCAACGAGCAGTGATCAACTGCCTGCCGGTCTTGGTCTCGGCTGCCTGGCGGGCCGCGGTGATGAGTGAGCCGATCAGCAAGTCATCATCGCCACCGTCCACCCGCAGGTGTTGCTTTGCCTCGGCAAGCGAGACGGGCTCCTGCGCGGGTGGGGTGACGAGTTGCAGCGGCATCAGACGACCTGGGCGACAGCAGCCTGGTTGGCGGTGCTTGCTGGCAGTTCACGGGCGTTGATGCCCAACACCTGCGCGGCGGTCTGGCTTGCAGCCACCCCTACCGTGACGGACAGGCGGACAAAACCAAAGCCGCTCACCGTATCAAGGTCCTCTGGCTTGACGTTGATGAGCGCCTGCTTGTTGTCCCCGCTGGCCTTGACGATCTGGGTGATCGCTTTGCCAGTGATGTCCTTGGCGCCGGTGCCCGAGGCATCTTGGGCCTGCTGGAGCTTGGCATCGACCGTTGCGCCCGTGCCAAGCACGCCGGTCTGGACAATGGCCAGAAGGCCGTGGTGGTTGGCCACTGAGATCCAACCCGTGGTGGCAGTGCCAGCAGCTTGGCTGGAGGGATCGAGCGTAGCCAGGATGGCGAGCAGTTCACTGCCCTTTGCGTTGGGAAACATGAGCGTTCTCCTTGAAGAATTGAAACGAGTTGACGGCTACCGATCAGCGGGCACCGAGTTGCACGAAGGGAGAAAGCGAAGCGCTTCCCTTGGCTGGCGAGATCGGCGCTGCCAGCTTGGACTGCCCGTCCATGCGGAAGGTGGTCCTAAAAGCCGTCAGATCGGCATCGAAATACAGATGCATAGACGTTGCCGTTTGCATGCCGCCGGCCTTGGTAATCGTCTGGTAATAAGAAAGGTCTGCCAGCAGCACATCGCCTTGCCCCGAGAAGGTGTTGGCGTGTTGCGAGACGAAGACCGGCCGGCCCAGCAAAGAGCCGTAGGGCGAGACCTGGATGCCACCGACATTGATGCCAACGGGCAGGTAGATCGGGTAGTTGCCCAAGGTGAGCGTAAAGAGCGCGGGCAAGACGTCGTTGTTGACGATCCAGACCGCCTTGGAGAACGACCCTGGGGGCAGACGCGAGATCATCTTGGCCAGGTTTTGGGCAAGCAGCGTCTGTGCGGCTTGCCCGGTCTCCTTGGCCACCGTCACCGTCGAGCCACCGCTCATGCAACCCATGGGCACCCCAGTACCCGAGCCAAAGAGGATGGACTCGTTGGTCTTCCAGCGGATCGAGGTGGCGATCTTGTCGGGCAGGTAGGTCGACAGCGCGTTGGTGTCGTCAAGCAATTCGTCGGTGACCGGCACCAAGGCCATCAGCTTTTTAAGGCGCAGGCTGGCCAGACCCAAAACTGGCTTGGTCCCTGCCGCAGGCGTTGCCTCGCCTTGCCAGTAGGCGCGAATGCCGTTGGTACCCCAGGGCGTAGTCTCATCTTTGGGAAACGCCATGGTGTTGCCCGTGATCTCGACGTTGTCGGTCATCGGCAAGAGGGAGTCCTCCCCCAAAGAAAGCTGGAAGATTTCCTGCGCAAACTGCGGCGGCACCAGAAAGCCGCCGTCCTGGCCCGAGCCCTCGGCTCCGAAGTTGGCAGGTACCGCAGCACCCCGGTTAGCGCCGATCAGCAAGCGCTCATCGATGCCATTGCCAGGCTTTTGCGCATGGCAGACCGTTTTGAGGAACTCGCCCACGCTTTTGAATCCGTGGCGGGGGTCTGCCTCCCGGTTGTCCGTGACGGTCACGAACCCTCGCGCCGAATCGTCGGGCAGCATGGCCATTCGGGCTTCTTCCGCAATCAGCGCCGACTCACGGTCAATGGCCGCTGATGCCGCTTCGATTCGAAGCTTCAAGGCATCGAAGGCGTTCATCTCCTCCTCATTCATATCCCGCTGCTCGGCAGCTGCTGCATCGGTGAGCGCGCGGGCGTCTTTGATCAGGCCCGCTTTGCGAGCCTGCAGTTCACGAAGTTGTTTACTCATTTGGATCTCCAGAAAAAAACAAAGCCGCCCAACACCCACAGGTGTGGCGGCAAAAATGAATCGACAGGATTACCCCTAGGGGCTACTCATTTGAAGCAACCATGCGCGGAGGCCCGCAGTTACGCTCGATCGCACCACGCATATCAGCCTTGATCATGGTCGTTTATCCCAGCAGTACAAGATCCGCACGCGCGCGATCGATCTGAGCAGTACGCGACCTCGAACCGGGCGGGCCTTGTCTATCGCGCTTTTGCATTCGACTGAGCACGTCCTCAAGCGTGGCAACCCCATCCACCATGTTTTGCTCAAGAGCGACTTGCGCGCCTACAACCCGGCCTTGACCCATCCCATCCCGGACCTGCGAAATCGGTACCCCCCGGCCACGCGAAACGGCCTTGGCAAATGCAGCGTAGTACTCGTCCACCCGGGACTGCATGAACGATTGCGCCTCTGTGTCGAGCGGGCTGTAGGGGTTGCCCTCAACCTTGAACTTGCCTGCCGAAATGAGTGTGGTGGTGACACCGGCCTCATCAAGTGCCCGGCTGAAGTCCTGGTGCGCCTGCCACACGCCAATCGATCCCACTTCCCCCCCAGGGGTGACGTAGAACTCGCTAGCGGCGCAGCCAATCCAGTAGGCCGCAGAGGCGGCTAGGGAGTTGGCGATGGCCACCACGGGCTTTTGCGCCCGCGCCGCCATGATTTCGTCGGCCAGTTCGCAGACCCCATAGACACTGCCGCCAGGACTATCGATGTCGATCAGGATCTGGCTGACGCTCTTA